AGGTAATATGAAAACAGTAGAAGTTATCGTTGAACACGCAGGAAAGAACCTGAGTGCTTATATTGAAGGTGCTCCCGTCATTACAGTTGGTAATGATATGAAAGAGTTAGAAGATAATATGAAGGAAGCAATCGAGTTGTATCTGGAAGATAATACTAATCCTTGCGAGGTGTTGTCTGGGGAATTTGAATTAAAGTTCAAAATTGATGCTGCTACCTTTATCAACTACTACAGCAACATTTTTACTAAAGCTGCATTGAGTCGGATTACGGGAATCAATGAGCGTCAGTTATGGCATTATGCTGCCGGAGTACATAAACCGCGCAAACAGCAGTTGGAGAAGATTCAGAAAGGTATTCAGTCTTTGACTAAAGAGTTGGCTGCTATTAATCTCTTGTAGTTTGGCAAAGATAGAGAATGAGATAGAACATGGTGTAATTTGCCTAAGTGTAGAAGACTTCTTCCTATGACAGATGATAATATCCCACCGACTGATCCAAGGCTGATTGAACTAAGGGTTTCATCAGAATTAGTTATTGAGTACGAAGAAGAATATTATCCGATAAAATACTAGTTGATATAAAGGAATAAATATTTTTGGGGGGTAATAAATTTTAGGCTTGCAGTTATTCTGTGAGCCTTTTTTCTGCCATTATCAAACCTTCTCTTTATTGTTCGTTATCACCTATTTAATTATTTCCCTTCCACCTACTTACTCACTACTTTTATACCGCATTTGTGACATCAAAGCGAAGGTCACGAATCAGAAGTTCAAATATTTATTAATCATCTGTATTGGTGGTATTTTTACTTCCGCAAATTGAATTTCAAATTTAATAATTCATACGGTATGAAAGGAAAAATCTTAGTAGCACTAAAAACGAAGTATAAAACCTTTGGGTTTGGTGATAAAGCATTTGACGGGGTGGCTGACTACTTATCTAAAACCGTTACTGAAGAAAGTCAAATAGAAACTGCTATTAGTGGGGTCGAAGGACTTTTAAAAGCTTTTCAAGGAGACATTGATACTGTTAGAAACGAAAAATCGGGTCTGCAAAAACAATTGGACGAATTGAAAAATAAAATCGAGAATCCTAATCCCAATCCTAACTCAAATCCAAAGCCGGAAGATAAGAAAGATGACATGGCGACCATCATTGCAAATGCGGTGAGTGCTGCTGTTAAGCCTCTTTCCGATGAACTCGCTCAGTTTAAGGCTGAGAAGTCACAGGCTACCCGGCAGGAGCAGATTATGGCAAAGGCAAAGGAGTATGGTATTCCCGAAACATTCGCAAAGCGTTATGCGATTCCTGATGATGTAGACTTAGACATTTATTTCAAGGACGCTAAACAGGAACTTGCCAATATCGGCTTTAGTGGTGTGACTCCTCCTGAATCAGCGGAAACAAAGATGGAGAAGGAAGCTGAATCTATTGCGAATATGATTTCGGAAGGAACAAAAACTATTGTTGAATCTAAAAAGTAAAATTTATGGCAGCAGGTACTAAGTATAACTTGACCCCGGAATACAAACCGGAAGAGTTCTACCGTGTTGAGACGGGTGTCAGAAAGAGCGGACCGTGGAAGTTGGATATTACCAACCTTGTAGTAGGCTCTGTTCTTCCTGTATTCACACCTGTACAAGCGGACTTGAAGAAACGGACACTCGTTCCCGTCCGCAATGTGAAAGTGGTTGAAGCTTATACCACAGGAGACTCTAATCTCACCATCAAGGTGGCAAAAGATTCTTTGGCTTATCAGGGTATGTTCATCGGAAGCGGAAAGAAAGGCGCAGAGGTAGCATCTATCGACAAGTCAACCAAGGATTATGATGTATTAACCATCAAAGCGGCTTTCGGAGAAAATATCGCTAAGGATACGGTTCTTTTCGAAGCTACCGCAGTGGGTGGAACAGTGAAGAAGAACACTGCAAACTTCGTTCTTTATGATGCGAAGAAAGTAGAGAGCGATGGAGCGGTTCTCTGCACTCTCTTGATGCAAGCCTATGAGATAAAGGAAAGCAAGTTGGTTCTTCCGATCCATGAGCTGGATAAGGTGGGATTGACAAGCCGTTTCCAGTTTGAGTATTAATCATTAAAAGTTTAGATATGAATTTGACCATACAAACTTTATTTACAGATCCCAATATCGTTCAGGCGATTATTGACCGTGTCCTCCAGTTGAGACTGGACACAATCTACTGGAAGCAATACGGAGATTTCTTGGAAACCAAAACCCGTGTTTTCAAGACTTATCTTGGGACAGTAACGGGTGTTGTTGCCGGTTCCATTCTGGGTAAGAATGATCAGAAGCCTATTCGTGAAAGACGTAGCCTTGGAAGTGGTTATACTGAAATCGCCTATTTGGGCGACCGTTATCAGATGGATATTGAACGTTTGTCGCAATTGCAAGACATCATTGATAAATTCAATGCTGCCAATACCGCTGACCAGCGTACAATCTTACAGGAAATCATTGATTTTATTGTTGATGATTACCGTCAGATTTTGCTTGCTCCACACAAGCGTATGGATATTATCGTTCCTGAATTGTTGATGACTGGTAAGGCGCAGGTTCATTTGGCCGATAATAAGGAAAACATCGAATTGTTGGACATCGAGCTACCGTTCCACTTCCTTACTCCTGACGCTTCAGCAAAGAATGCATTTATCTCTTACTTGCAGCAGGAGATTCAGAAATTGAAAGCCAAATACGGTGTATTCTCCAAAATGATTATGTCTCGTGGTACATTTATGAAGAACATTGTAGGGGCTTCTGAGTTCGGTGATAAATTCAAGATGATTCTTGGTGAGCGTGAGTTCATGGTTAATGCAGGGTTGGTGACTGACCAGATGGCATCCAGCGTATTTACTGGAATCGGGCTTCCTGCTATCGAGATCAAGGAGGACTACGTAGAGAATCAGGCGGGCGAGAACGTGCAGATTTACGCCGACAACCGTATCACCCTGTTGCAGACGGACAAGGTGATGAAGATGCGTCACCATAAGCCGTATGTAATGACGGACCCTGTTCCGGGACGTTCTTACAATACTGCTGAAGGTCAGATGTCGGTTTGCAACTATCGTGACGAAGAAGGTCGATACATGGAATACACCGCTGAGTGGATTCCTGAATTTATCTCTCCGAATAAGATTGTGAACTTTGATCTTTCAACGATGAACGCATGACGGTAAACGACTACATACAGCAAAAGTTTCAGACTTTCGGCATCCAGTTGTCGGAGGCTGACCTTTTGGATATGTGTCTGAACTCGAAGATAAGCGGAGAGGATGAGATGAACGAGGATTGCCAAACGCGGGTGTCGGTGGCGATTGCGAAGTTCATCCCCTCTCTTTTACTTCGTGCCACTTCAATCGGTGAAAGCGGTTTTTCTATGTCCTGGAACCTTCAGGGAGTTAAGGATTACTATTCATTCCTGTGCAAACAGTACGGATTGAAAGACGAATTGAGTAACAAACCTAAATGCACTTTCTTATGATATTTGCTCCACACATATTGCAGGTAAAGGTGATTAAACCGATGGATAAGGATGAGTTTGGAAGGCCCATTCCCGGTACTGGCGGTGAAAGTTGGCAAGACGTATGCAAGTGCCGTTGTGATGATAACACTACGAAAGAGTTTTCCTCTGATAACGGCTCTGTATATCGTCCGAATTATCATGTAGTGTGTGAGAAAAGAATAACTATCAAAGTAGGGCAGGAGGTTCGTTGCATGGATGGCGACAACGTGAGAGGGCAAGGCGAGGTTTACACAGTGAAGAGTACGAACTACTTTAATTACTCGGAATTATGGATGTAGACTTTGATTTCTCTGATGTCGATGCTTTCTTCGATGAAGGAGAATGGGAAGTCGAGAAGAAAATGATAGATGTCGGTGATGAAGCCGTGAAGTACGCGGAGGAACATGGCGATTATCAAGACCACACACTCACTTTGAGAACGTCCAATGATTACGATGTCGATAAAGACGGTTTGACGCTGAAAAACGAAGCGGAATACGCTTCATTCGTAGAATCTAAGGGATTTGATGTTTTAAGTAGTGCCGCTTTATTTGCGGAGAAACGATTAAAAGAAGAATTTGAATGATAGTAACCACCGACATAGGAAACATCCTCTACCGGGATTGCATGGCTTTCGGAATAGACATAGTACCCAACGGGGAAACTCTGACGGGTGAATTGAAGTCCGAAAGAATCGTTATCCATGCAAAGAAACAACAGCCGGGGACTTATTGGAGAAAGTCTTTCGCGGAAGTGAATCTTTGTGTTCCTGATTTAAGCGAAAATGAAGCGAACACCATCCGTTTGAATGAACTCGAAAGAGAAGCCATGAAACGGTTTGATGATGTAGTAAGCTCCTATGACGGCACTCGTTATCGTTATTCTATCGAATCAATCGGTACGGAAGCGGACACAGCTTTGAAGTGCCATTATGTGAATGTGAGAATTTTGTTTAATGTGTTAAATGTAAAATAGTTATGATTACAGCAGTAGAAATTGATGAACTGTATTATGCAGAACCAATAGCATCGGTTACCAATAAAGCAACAGGTTTGTCAGGTGCAGAAGTTGCCGCAATTCTGAAAAATGCAGCAACGAAAAAGGTACAAAATGTACATGGTGATACATTCCAATACGAGGAGTCAGAGGCGAGTATTGCCCGGTATAAGAATGCCTTGACTGGTGAGTATTATAGAGAGACATCAGAACCGGGAGAAGTGAAACTTAACTTCACTATCGGCGAGTATGATTACGCTACTAAAGCTGATTTGCAAGGTGGTAAATCTACTGATAAATCTTGGGAAAGAGGTAAATACAAACCTATCCATAAATGTGTAATTGGTAAAACTAAGGACGGTGTATATGTTGTATTTCCGAAGGCGGCCATAAACGGGCGTGGTGCCAATACGGATAAGGCTATTGGTTTGGCCGTATCTGCATCTCCGCTGACTACAGGTGTGGATGGTTTGGCTTCCGAGAAATGGTTCGATGAATCTGAAGTTGTGGTTTCGGCGGGATAAGGTAAAAAGATTGTGTAATTGAAAGGGAGGAGGTGGTATTTGTCACCTTCTCCTTTTTTAAATTTAATCGAATGAATCAAGCAGCAAAAATAGTATCTGATTCCCTGTTAGGATTAGATTTCAAGAATGTGGTAATCGGCGATGTGGTCTACACTATCAAGCCGCCAACGATTAAAATTATCTGCCGGGCCATACGTCACTTTTCTACTGTCGATATGAAGGGAGAGAATATAGTAGAAGCCATGAAAGAGATACCGGAACTAACTGAAGGTCTATTGAATGGGCTATCGTGTTTCATCTGTGGTAACGAGAAGCTGGCTAAGGCCTTGGAAAATGGAACATTTGAAGAAGTCAAGGACGCTTTGGAGGTGTGTTTCTCTATGGTGGATATATCGGCTTTTCAATGTGTCAGCTCGATGAGGAACGTGTCGATGCTGGCAGCAAGACCGAAACAGTAGGAAACACAACGTTCTTCGGGCAGATAGCCCATTTGGTTGATACGCTTCATCTGAGTTATACAGAAGTGTTTGAGGTTATCCCTTATAGAAACTTGCTAATGATGCAGAGGGACAAACTTCATACTGTCAGCGGTCAGAAGGTAAAGAAAATCAGTGGTAAGGAATTGGCAAATCGTAGAAAAAAATAAAAGGCGGATTATTCCGCCTTATAATTGATTTCTTTAAAATATTCATCAATATCTTCTTTTGTCGCTTTTCTTAATAAAATAGGACTTGGTTTAATATATTTAAGTAGAGCAAGATAATATGTGTAAAATTTATCAGCTTCAAATAGATGTCTTGTTTGCTTCCTGAACTCCCATTCTTTTACCTCTTCAAAATCAGCGGATAATATATGAAATAATCCACATTCCTTGATATTTGTCAATGTTTTGATTAGTTCTGTATCTTCATAAATAATGGATGGAATGGCTAATATTTTATTTATATCGTTTTTAAGAGAGGAAAATCGACCATGATAAATAATTTCTAAGCTTAATTTTTCAACACTTTTAAACTTGGAATCATCTAATAATTGATGAACATAAGCTTTAGGTTTTATAATATCAATCTCTTCAAATATCCCATCGAATGTTTTGATAGGGATGTCGTCATAAAGGTTACTTTTATTACTTCCCGAATAAATATCAGTTAAATATGCTACAATATTTATCATATCGTTTGATATTCTAATTAAATGTCTTTGAATCATTGCCCTGACAACTTTTTGCCTTCTTTTTTCTGGGATATATATCAATAGATAGTAAAAGAAGGAACTTGTTATTACTCCAATGCTCAAATCAACAACGAGACTATTAATGTTTGCTATTCTTTCGGTAGAATAATTACAACTAATAAGGGGAACCCATTCAAAAACAATTTGTAATAGAAATAGTGCAGATATAAAATTTAAAAGGATTAATACTTTATGCAGTTCTCTCATTATACTTTAATTTAAATATTCAAAGATATTAAAGCCAGATTTCTCCGGTTTTATATCGTATAACCTTCACAATAGCTCTCTGGATAAATAATTCTAAATCTATTATTGCCCAATATCTCTTTATTTATTATGCATATCTGAATAGGTGGAATTAATTCCAAATAAGCAGGATTCTTTTTTATAAAGCGCAACTTTTGAGAGTTAAAGTATTTATCACCACTAGTTGAATTTATAGGGTTTGCCCGAATTGCCTTGTAGTGAAAAAATGACATTTTTTTCATGTGCTCAATAATAAAGGGAACTGTAATAGGTCCTTTGGTGGCATATGTTTGTTTTAAAATATCAGCATATTCTTTAAATTCAATAAGGTGTTGAGTATTTCCTACTAAATCTAAAATATCTTCAGAATTATCTTCTACAGATGTTTGACAGATTATATAATTTCCATTGTGTACCTGTTTACCCCACCAATGTGCTAAGTCCAAGAAAGTATCCCAGAAATAATATCCTTTTCCCAACCAAGGATTATTTGTACAAAGAAAAGGTCCTTGACTCTCAACTTCGTCTGGATTATTTCTTTCTTCTAACGTTTGAAATAACTTTTTTACTCCCATTAGAATAAAGTCTTACTTAGTTGTTGTATTCTCTCTAAGTGTGTCTTGCAATGAAGAGAGGTTCAGTGTAGGTAATAAAATAGGTTTTATGTTAGCCTGCAATGTTAAAGTGCTTACAAAAGCCCTAACATAAGGAAATAATATTGCAATGCTGTTGGGATAAAAGAAATTAGGTATTTCTGCCAATGAAATGTTTTCTTTGAATTTAAAAGATGCAAGACAATTAACAAGAATTTTTGGATTAGATTGGTCCTGGTCTTTTTCCCATGCCTTAAATATAAAATCCAAGTTATAAAGACCTTCTGATTGAATATATTCCCCTTTAGGAGTAAACTCTAATTTAAAAGATGCATTGGATGGTATGTTTTCTAAATTTAATGATACATGATTGAATTTATATCCAATTAAAGAAAAAACTGCTTTGTCCATTTTTATATAATAGTTAATGTAATTAAAGTTAAGCTGCTAGATAAAAAAAATCCAGAGTAAACTCTGGATTTCCAAATTTATTTGAAATTGATATCTCTGGTTCAGAATCGCATATCTGGATTGTTTCTAGAGATTGCTCAATAAAACTTGTAACCTCAGGACCAACTTCATTAAACTCTTTCAATTCTTCCCAATCTTTAGCTAATTGTTCTTTAGAAGCTTTAGCTAAATAAGCTAAGAGTCCATCTACTAATTTTTCCATAAATTGTTTCCTCCTTTTAATAATAGAGAGGGCACTCCATATAATTAATACTATTCTATTAGTGATTGATGATGCAAATATAGTGATAACTTTATAATCAGCAACATCAAACAACAGTAAAATCATCAACAACAACTCTAATTTAACCTTTAAGAGCATCATTGTCACTATTATTAAGATGATTTCTAGCTATATCTTGCATCTCTATTAGTATCAACATCTACAAGAAGAACTTTGTTTATTCCTCCACTTTAAACTTCTTCCCGCAGTTGGGGCAGATGATAGTGCTCTTTTATTGAATGTTAAAGCAGATTCTTTTGAGTATAAAAGGGTGAGGAATCACCTTTTTGAAGAATTTTTGAAAAATAGAATAGTATTCAAAAGCTCCAGAACCACAAATTATCATTTAATTCTATATCTACCTTTTTCCTGTTTTTGATTCTTTGGGTTATTTCTGATATAGAATCAGTGTCAATAGGGAATGATATTTGATTTTGTTTTTTTATTTTCATTTCATCATCAAAAACGTATCTTGAATAATATAATGAATCTCCAAATGGAGTGTTACATATATAAATATGAACTAATCCTTTTCCTATAGAGTAGGGTTTATATTTATCCTTTAAAGATTGAAGTTCTTTTTTGTATTTTTCATATTCATATTTACATACAGCAGATGGAGATGTTTTGTTTATGTCTGCAAATGCTTTCCCATAATTTATGCTGTCAGTTATGTAACTTTCACGGCAGGCAATAGAATCATATATGTAGTTATATTCTGCTTTTCATATTGAACTTTTATACTCTTATATTTCTCTTCATCTTTTATATTTGATAAAGCATCTGATAATTTGCTAAATATAAGTGCATTATAAGTATATCCGTTAACTGTTTGAGACTCTATGTTCTTACGAATAATTTCTTCTGCTTTCTTTTGATTACTGCAAGAGAGAAAGGATAATAGAATAATTATTGCCAAAATATTTTTCATGAGTTACATCCTTTTAATGTTTATTGGCAAAAATACTTCAAAATCTAATCAATTCAAACTATTTCACGACAATTCCTCCAATGTCGTACTTTTGTAATCTCTGAAATAGTAAATAGACTATCTATCTCTACCTTCACAATTATTTTCCAACAATAGGCTAATTGTGTTTTTGTTGATGAAAAAGATCTATAAAACCTTGTATATATAGTAAATTCATCAATTAGAACAGGAAATATCAAACCTTTCGTCTGTTGTCACGAATTTGATGAAAGAAAATTCTAATAAGGTTTGGATATGCCGTAATTTTGAGTGGTAAATAATTAAAATTCAGAATAAAATGGCTAAGCTTTACTTTCGTATTGGTGCAGATTTTGATAAAGTTATCAAACTCCGTGAGGAAATTGCAAAACTAAAGAACGAGTTGAAAACTATGGATTCAACTCAATCCCCTGCTGCTTTCAAGGCTCTCAATACTCAACTGTCTACCTCCACGCAAAAAATGAATGAATTAGTGGCGAACGCCGCTAAAGCCGGTGCCGAGATGGAAATGGGATTTAAGAAAAAGATATTTGATGCCTCACAATCTGTAAACGGATTTATGGAGAAGATTATAGCCCAGAAGAATGCGGTTGGTTCTCTTCAATCGACTATCCGTAAAAATAAAGAATTATATAAAACGATCGTATCAAGAGGAAGTGAAGACAAAGAATTACTTAATCATATTAGAGAGCAAGAAAGGACGCTTGGCAAAGAGCGGGATTCTTTATTTAGGCTGACCCAACAACAAGCAGAAGCACGCCTTTCCGTAAAGAAGCTACGCGATGAATATGCCTTATATAAAGATGATGCTAAGGATGTTGCTGAAACAAATAAAGGTATTGCTATTTCATGGAAGAAAGCGTTAGCCGTTATCGGTGGAGCAGGTGTGCTAAAGGCATTAGGTTCTGAAATTATTCGGGTGCGTGGGGAATTTCAGGCAGCTGATACTGCTATTCAGACTCTATTGGGTAGTAAGGAGAAAGCAGATGTTTTAATGAAGCAGGTACGTGAGTACGCTAAAATCTCTCCATTAGAGTTTTCTGATGTAACGAAAGCTACACAAATGATGCTTGGTTTTAATATTGAGGCAGAGAAAGTACCACGTTATTTGCAGGCTATTGGCGATGTTTCTATGGGAGATACCCAAAGGTTCAGTTCTCTAACATTAGCTTTTTCCCAAATGTCCGCTGCCGGTAAATTGATGGGGCAAGACCTCAATCAGATGATTAATGCAGGGTTCAACCCTCTCCAGCAAATTTCCGAAAAGACAGGTAAGTCTATCGCCACTCTGAAAGAAGAAATGTCTAAAGGCGCTATCTCCGCAGAAATGGTTCAACAAGCGTTTATAGACGCTACTTCCGCAGGTGGAAAGTTCTATAATATGTCTGAGAACGCTTCAAAAACAATCAATGGGCAGTTATCCATGATGCAGGATGCGATGGATGCAGCCTTTAACGAGCTGGGGCAGAAGTCGGAAGGTGTAATCATGGATGGTATTCAGATGACCACTTCACTGATTGAAAACTATGAAACGGTGGGGAAGGTATTGGTTGGGTTAGTTACTACTTATGGAGCGTACAGAACTGCTGTGATGTTGGCTATCATGGCGACAAGTAAACATACGATAGCTGAAGTAGCTCTTACTAATGCTCGTGTATTGGCACGAAAAGCACAATTAGCTTTAAATGCAGCTATGCTTACTAATCCTTATGTTTTGTTGGCTACCGCCGTTATTGGGCTTGGTGCTGCAATGTGGGCTTTCTACGATTCGACAACCGCGGCGGAGAAAGCGCAAAAAAGATTTGACGAGCAAAAGAAACAGTCTATTAAAAAAGAGCAAGAACATAAACAAAGGCTTGAAGAATTGATTTCCACCCTTCAAAATGAATATACCTCTTCTATGGATAGGGTGAAGGCAATGGATGCAATAAAGAATGAATATCCCGCTCTCTTCCAAAAATACATAGATGAAAAAGGACATATTAGAGACTTGATAGCTTTATGGAAAGAATACAATGAGGAAGCTGGAAAAAGGAATGTAGAAGAGAATAAAATTAATTACAACAACTCTAAAAAACTAATTGGTGAATACGAACAGGTTATCGGATTATGGAAAAGGTTCGGAGAAGACCCGAATTTTCATAAAAACAGTTTGAATGAATCAGAAAAGCAGCTTGCTGATAAATATAAGAATGAAACTTTATCTACTTTGAAATCAAAATTGGATGAAGAAAGAAATGTCCTCAGAAATTATCAAAAAGAAGTCCGCTCAGATGAACTCGCTCAATGGCAACTTGATTTAAAGAAAAATACTGATGTTCAGCTAAAGGTAGAACTGGATGAAATGAAACGCCTTCAACAAGCAAGGAAGAATAATAAGTGGTATTCCTTGAATGTTGGTGTTGGTTCATTGAAAGGTGCTACGACTGAATCTGAGTTACAAAACAGAATAGATGTACTTGAATCAGAATTAAATTCACGTAATTCTAAAACGGAAACAAAAAATAAATCTTATTGGACTAATCAAAAGAAAGAAGCTAAAAAAAACTTAGAATCTATTGCGTCTTCTCAAAAGAAATTAATGGATGCTGGTAACTTCAAAGGTATAGATGCTGCCGTTGTAAAGAGTTACAAGGATAATGTCAAGAAGCTGAAAGAAGCCGAAAAAGAATTAAAGGTTTATGACACCTCTTCCAAGCAAGAATCTGCTACTGAAAAACTTCGCAAACAGCAAGAAGGCATTCGTTCCCAGAATGATAAGATCTCTGAAATAGAACGCAAACAGGCAATCCAGCGTAAAAGGCAGGCTGAAGATATGGAAATGGAAATCTCACAGTCTGAGATCGATGCCATGACTGAAGGAGCTGAGAAGAAGCGTATGCGGAGGGAATTGGATAACTGGAAAGAGATCCAATCACTGAAAAGACAAAAAGAAGATATGATCCAGGCTGTAATTCAAGCTGAGAAAGAGATTTTTGATGCTCAGGAAAAGTTGAAGGCCAAAGAGAATAACAAATATCAGAAAAAGACTTTTGATTCTTCTAAGGTGGATACAGGAAAGATTAGCTCTATCTGGGATACCATTATAGAAAATACGTCCAAAAAGCAACTTGATGATAAGATACGCGATCAAGAGGCGTCTTGGAACGAATATCTTATCAAGTTTGGCAACTATCAACAGAAAAGGCTGGCCATTATTGAGAAATATGATAAGGCCATAAAGGAGGCCGAAACGGCGGGTGATGCAGCTATCTTGATGAAAGAGAAAGCTAATGCGCTTGATGATTTTGACAACTCCGTGAAGAATAGTACGACTTTAATGGGACAGCTTTTTGTTGATGCTTCCCAAAAGAGTGTGAACGAGATTCAGGGCATCATTGAAAAAGCCGAATTATTGATGCAATACCTCGCTGCCATTAAGGATGAACAGGGAAATGCTCAAATCGGTGGAAAGACAGTTTCAAAGAAGGATATTTTAGGTCTTGGGATAAGTGACAATACCCTTCAAAATTTAGAACTTTCAACTGAGCAAGTTGAGGCACTTAGGAATGCTATTGATCGTTTAAAAGGGGAATTGGGAGGGAAAAGCCCTTTTAAACTTTTCAAAACGCAAGTAAAGCAAGCGACTGATAAGATAGCACAAGGGGGTAAAAAGAATATTGTTCAGGGTATTTCAGAAATCGGGAGTGCTGTGACTCAATTTACTCCTGCTATATCTCAGTTTGGTCAGGATCTTGGTACAATATTTGGCAACGACGATCTTGGTAATAAAATAGCCGGTATTTCTGATGCCTTAGGTGGAGTTGGTCAAACAGCCATGGGAGTTGGTCAGATAATGTCCGGTGATATTGTAGGTGGTGCCATGAGCGCAGTTTCCGGTATTTCATCTGTTGTAAAGGCTTTAGATGGTTTATTTGGTGCTGATTATTCCCGATACAATGAAATGAAGTCCCAATATGAAGCACTCGATTCCGTGTGGGACACTTTAATAGACAAGAAGAAAGAGTATATTAAAATGTCCTATGGGGATGAAGCCTATAAAGTAGGGAAAGAAGCAGAAACCCTGATAAAGCAGCAGACCCAGAGATATTATGAACTTCTGAATGAATTAAGACAAAGCGGCTCAAGTATTGGATCAAGTTCTTTAGGCAAACGAATAGAAAAAAGACTTAGTAAAAAGGATTGGGATAGGATATCCGGTGCTGTCGGTGAATCTGTCACGAATGCAGAGTCATTGCTTAATCTTTCTGCAGAACAACTAAAAGAAGTGCTTGCCGATCCTAAACTGGTATCTGTCCTTAATACTGTAAACGGTGACTTTGTAAAATACATACAGGATATTGTCAATGGCTCTGAGAAATTAGAGGATATACAGAACCAAGTAAAAGAACAGCTTACCCAAGTTTCATTTGATAGCGTATTTGATAACTTTGTCGATACCTTGATGGATATGGATAGTTCGGCAAAAGACTTTGCTAATAATTTTGAGAGGTATATGCAGAAGGCTATGCTTACCACTATGCTTGGTAATAAGTATAAAGCCGAACTACAAAAATGGTATGATGCTTTTGCTGCTGCTAACGATAATAAAACAGGTATTTCTGAGGAAGATTATAAAAAGTTGCAGGAGCAATGGAACGACATTGTTACCGACGCGGTTAAAGAGCGGGATAAATTGGAAGAGTTGCTTGGCTGGACATCCGAATCTTCCTCTCAGGATTCTACAAAAAGAGGATTTGAGGCCATGTCTCAAGATACTGGAGAAGAACTAAACGGACGTTTCACGGCTTTGCAGGCATCCAATGAGGAAATTAAGAATCAGAGCGTAGTCCAATCCAAAGCGCTCAATCTGCTGACGGCAAAGGCTGATACAATTCTTTCTGTGAATACAGAGGTAAGGAATATTGCGGATGATACGAGGAATTTAATTGCTAATTCTTATCTTGAACTGATGCAAATTTCGGAGAATACTGGAGCTATAGTGAAGCCTATTCAACAAATGCAGAAAGATATAGCAGAAGTTAAAAAGAATACCGCAGGCTTAGCTCCCTAAAAGAAGAAGGCAGGAATTTTCCTGCCTTGCTTAGATTTCTTTGAAGGAAAGTTTTGTTATGATTGTTGTATCATTATCCTCGAAAAATATTTCTGTTTTATCCAATGAATACGACTTATTATTCCTATGGAACACAACATTGGGTTTATTAAATTCGAGAATCTTCATATAACTGAAATCATGTTCAATTACTTCTCCTCCAAAATTAAGTTTTAAGATATGCTTTTCCTCCATATTATATAAATTGAATTATGTGCAAATATAACAATAAAAATACAGTTTATGCCAGATTTACTTATAAACAATAAAGACGCATACGCCACATGGGGTGTAAGGATGGGGGACGGATTCCTCGATGCTCTTGGAGCGTCTGCACCGATGAAAGAATTTATAGAAAATAAATCTCGCCTTGAACATGGGAAGAGAGTGATAATAAATAACCCCAAAGTGGATGAACGGGAAATAACGCTTTCATTTACTATTGAGGGCAGTTCCCAATCTGATTATCAATCAAAGAAAAAAGCTTTCTTCGAGGAATTGTACAGAGGTGTAATTGATATTAAGATTCCAGCTAATAGTAACGAGGTCTACCATCTAATCTATCTTGGTAAAAGTGTTTCCTATGCGCAAAGTATAGACCGGACATTTGGTAAGATTTCGAGTAAATTTTCGGAGCCTAATCCAGCAAATAGAACTTAATTTGTGACCTTATTTCTGATGTCACAACAGGAAGCCCGAATATTTAGGGCTTCCTGTTTTTATCTCCGACCTTTGATGTGTTATGGAAAGAGTAGACATCAAAGACATATCTGGCAGTATTCGTTTTTCTACTATTGTAAATGAAGGCTCGAAACGAAAATTCCTTTTAATGAAGGAAGACTATGTTACTGTGAAGTTCAATTTGGATGAACCGATTTTTTTCAAGCTTGGTGATTACATAGATGATGGATATTTGGGAGTGTTCGAGATATGTGACATACAGAAACCTGCTTACAATGCAATAACGGCAAGTTATGATTACGAACTTCGTTTGGACGCTTATTACTGGAAATGGAAAAATAAAATTTTCAAATACACCCCAGAGACAGCCGGACAGGAAGCGTCCTGGAACCTGACCGCTCCACTGGATGTTCAAGTTGGTATAGTCCTGAGAAATTTAAAAGCTCTTGGTTACACATACAAAGGACAGGATTTTGTTTTTTCCATTGACAGCACGGTTGAAAATAAAGCTCAGTTGATGTCTTACGACAACATCAACATTCTTGACGCTTGCTTTGAAATGGCAAAAAAATGGGATTGTGAGTGTTGGGTAACAGAGAATATCATTCACTTCGGGCGTTGTGAGTTCGGTGATCCTGTTAATTGGGAGATCGGTGTAAATGTAGAGGAAATGACACGCACCGACTCGCAATCCGCTTATGCAACCCGTATCTATGCTTTTGGCTCTACAAGGAACATACCTTCCAATTATCGTCCGGTGGATGAATCAGTAGTTGTGAATGGTGTCGTTCAAAGACGATTGATGCTGCCTGCTGGAACTCCTTATATTGATGCCTATCCTAATATGGTTACAGAGGAAGCCATTGAGCAGGTTATTGTTTTTGATGATATCTATCCACGACGTACCGGTACAATGTCGGATATTGCCATTCATAAGTATACTGACAAGATAGAAAATGCAGATGGGACAATAACTGAGGAGAAATGGGATGCTTACCGCTTTAAAGATACTGGCATTACATTCTCCAAAGCCTATGTGCTTGCTGGCGAGGAATTAAAGATAACCTTCCACTCTGGGAAGCTTAATGGTATGATGTTCGGGGTTATATTTAATCCTGATGGAGAACCTGAGAAGTTATCAGATGGTAGTTGGAATCCGGCTGCACAAGTTTGGGAGATAGTACGTAACGAGGATTATGGGCGTAAACTACCTGGTGATGTACTTATCCCCGCAAACGGGGATACTTATGTCTTGACTGGCTGGGACTCAACAAAGATAACACAACTTGGACTCGTATCTGCTGCCGAAGTCGAACTGAAAACCGAAACGGAAAAGTACGTTGCCAAATCAAAGATGGACCCTTCCACCTATAACTGCAAAATGATGTCTGGTGACGCATACGGCGAAGACGGTGTTCATAATCTTTATAGTGCCGGTCAGAAGGTCAAGCTTATTAACAAGGCCTATTTCGAAGATGGCCGGCAATCGCGTGTCATAGGATTTGAACATAATCTTGACTATCCGTTTGATTCGCCTATATTTACGGTAGGGGAAACGGCGGCTTATTCACGTATCGGAGAATTGGAAGAAAAGTTGGATAGTCTTACATTGAAAGGGCAGACTTACAATGGTGGTGGAAGTGGGGTATATATCATTGGGACTAATGATAGTACACCCCCGTCAAATAGAAATGTCTTTTCGGCTTCAAAGTCACTTGCTACCCATTTACGTAAGGATATGCCCGATACTGCTAAAGAAACTGTAACTTTCTCAAAAGGCTTGATAGTGGGTGATACTGCTGCATCTATTGACGAAAATGGTAATGTGGAAGTGGGAAGTGTCACAGCACGCACTAAAGTTAAAGCCGCTACATTGGAAGTAACC